TTAATAGCTTCTTTTAGTTTGGCCTGCATTTCTTTACGTTCGCTGTACCAACGTTTCAACAAACCAGGAATAATGCCTTCTTTTTCATAGGTAAAAATAGTGCCGTTCGCGCTCAGCATCCACGGATTATTACTTTCAAAAATCAGTTCATAAATTTGAGCGCCACTCATAATGGTAGTTTCGCCATTTTCCCAATCAATAATAATATCGTTGGCTCGATCTTTGTTCATAACAAATTCATATTCGTTACTGCCAAATTTGCCTTCCCATGCGCCAGCAAAACTTTCTTTTTTGGCCATTTTGGTTTCAACTTCTTCTTTTGTATAATCCTGCCGCAATTGACCAACAATAGTTTCTGGACCCATATTCAACGCACGAATCACTGACGGATAAAGACTGTTAATATCCATTGATCCAATATAATCATGAATACCTTTTTTTGGATAGGCCACATACGCACCTGCCGCTTGGTTGCTCACAGTGTCATCTCGTTTAGGTCGACTGGGCACCATCATGCCTCTATGATGTGCCTCATTCACAATGGCCTGTTCTGTAACAGCCACGGCACCCATGGTAGTTTGTAGCAACACAGTATTTTCGTGAGCCACTGTATTGGCAAGATCAATAAATTTTAATTTTTTATCCAACTTATCAAGCAAGGCACAGTCTTGTCTATTATATTCAATAAATTTTCTAAAATCGTTGTTGTACAACTGATCCAACGTGCCTTCATATACAGTTTTGCTTTCACCTATCTCCATCTCTCCAATGGCGTCCAGTCGGTATGTGTGGCGTTCTTCATAGGTGTATTTCCTGTACAGCTCGAGACTATCAAGGTGAACACGACCAACAAGGTCATAGGTAACAGCAGTTTTTCCATATTTTTCAAACTCACGTTTCTTTGGCATGGCACCCCATAAACAAAATCTACGAGTGTCTTCCTTGCTCAATGTTTTGGTAACACGATTAACAGTATACGGGATATCAAATCCTTCACTGTTCCAACCACTTAGTACATCGGCATCTTCAATTAGATTTAAGAACGTGTCCAACATTTCATATTCTGTTTCAAACAGTATGGTGTTAGGAAATTCTTTAACTTGTTCTTGTGCCTGCTCCATAGTCAGTGTTTTGGGTGGCACAGCAAGACATACCAATGTATCCATCCATTGTAGGTGAACAGCAATCGCAGTGATTGGCATGAATGCATCGTCTGGACTTGCGTAGCCACGTTCCGGATCAAAGTCCACCTCAATATCAAAAAATGCCACATTTAATTTTGGCGCATCTTTACCAAGATAGTTTTCTTCTAAACAACGGAATACAGGATTGATATCGCTTTCGTACAGTTTATGTGACGAATGGATTTTTTGTTCTTTAATGAATTCTTTCCAGCTACGAGCAGTTACCTTGGATAAATTTTCTCCAAAGATACTTTTGAATTTTCCTCGTTGGTCTGGATAATAAAATAGATAGCGGGCATTGTACTCTTGATAGAGTCTGCCCTGTTTTGGATCACGCTCAATGACTTTGACAATGTCTTTTTCGCGATCCCAGATGGCATCAACATAACTCATTTAATTTTTCTCCTTGAGATTTACGGCTCTCAAATACCATGATGCGATTTATGGCTCGCTGTACCTTTCTCACAAATATTTAGCCAACATTCTAATTAGCCCCACAGAATCTATACTGACTAGCAAGATGTAGTTAGCCAGCATGCCAAAAGATTTCCTAGTATAACTAGCCCAAGCATAGAGACCGCAGCCGAAGATCCAAATAGGATAAAGAGCAAGTAGGGGCGGATTGGGGACTGTGAGAGCCATGGTAATTGAACAGCCAATTGAAATGCTCCAAGCAAGCAACTCAACGAAAAAACGAAAGCGATTAGAAGAGTAGTCATCTTTTATCCAATTAAAAATACCATAAAATATATTGTTCATATACTAGTATAACATACATACCAAATTGACACAACTGTTTTGAATAAATACTTGATTATGAAAATCAGAGAATTAATTGTTGAAGGTGGGTGGACCACTGGTGATAACCCTGGCATCAAAGCCAAAGTGGTCAAACAGGGAATTGCCGCAGTAGAAAACTTCCTTAAAGATTTCAATCCTTGGTTAAAACACCAGGGACTGGGGCCTATGAAAGTTGGTCATCCTACGGGATCTGCCGCTTATCATGAACTTGATGATCCAGAAAACACCATATACGGTGACATGGATCTACAGGTCATAATTCCAGATTTGCCCGAATATGATGATATGACCAGTGGCCAAGTACAGGGCCGCTGGGGCACGTTAATCAATAAATTTATTCAAGATTCAAATTTGTCCTACATTGACAAAGCTGAAAGCCGAGGCGCCCAGCCCATGTTTATTCTGGGTGATGGCAGTAAGGTACAAGTGGATATCATGCCGCATCCGGAAAAGACTGCTGAATGGGGTCGTTATCGTGCCACTGGCGAACACGGATTAAAGGGTTTGTTAAATGGCAACATCTTTGCCACAATGAGTGAATTGATTCCAGTTAACCTACAGCACAAGGGCATCCAATACAAAACTGTAAATGGCAAAAAAGCCAATTATGGCAAGACCCTTAAAAATTACAACCTACACACAGTGGGGCAAAATATCAAACGCTGGATATTGGATATATTCCTACATGAAGCAGAAGAACTTGGAATAGAAAATCCTAAAATTGATCCGTTATTAACGGCCAATCCTGGTGTTGACACAATGAATGTTAACGTGGAACGATTGGTAAACGGTGTTAAAGGTTTTGCTCGTAGCTGTGAATTAAATGGAATGTTTGGTAAGGGTGATTTGGAACAATTTAGTTCTGCTGATGACTTTATTAATCAGTTTGCCAATCACTATGTAGAAAAATCGCAACATGCTATCACTGCGCCCAAACGTGACAAAGCCAGTACAGATGCCAGCCAGGCTCGTGCTATCAAAGACAGAGACGCATTGACCAAAGGTTTAGAGTATGTTAAAAAGTTGTTCTCAGGCGAAGTGTCCGGGCAACGATACCGAGACTACAAAAGTCAATAAAAAACCCGCCTAAGCGGGTTGATTACTGAGCAAGCTCAAATTACAGTGTAATGCCTAGGCTTTGTGCCTTGTATGCCAAAGCAACCATCTTGCGTGTTGGACGATCCAAGTGATACTCAGTTACGTTAACACCGTTGCCAGCTTTACGGCCACGAGCATAGATAGCGTGTCCAGCTTGACGAAGACGACTTGCTTCTGCGCTGATGTTCTTGATACCAAAACGCTTCTCAGCTTGTGATGCTGTGAACTTTTCACCGCTCTTTAATGCGGTCAACAGTTTGTATGTTTTTGTTTCTTGACTAATTGTTTTCATTTTTATTTCCTTTTGTTGTATACTGATATACATCAGTTAATAGTTATATTACAGATCTTTGTAAGATAGATCAAGTAAATTGGTTGATTAATATCGAGTACTTTTATCAAACGTCTTGTCGACGATTTGCGTGTCCTGCGATATCAACGATAGTTTCTAAATCATCAAATTCACGGAACACTTGATCCCATTGATCTTTTTGGGCAATACGAATTGCTTTTTTAATCACGCTGGGTTTGACCTCCAATTCTTCGGCTACTGCTTTAATTGTATCATTCAACCCCTCAGTAAGGTCTTGAATTTCCTGCATCACAGTCATGCCTTCTGCTACAATCTGTTTAATTTTTGCCTGTTCTGGGGCGCCAAACGCTTTACTCATAAAAAAATCTCCTTATTCACTTACTATACGCTAGTGAAGTCAAGAGATCAAGTGTTTTGGTATTTTTAGATACTGAGTTAAACGGCCCAAGGAAACTCAGGATTTACCACGGGCGGGTTGACTATTGCGGCAATTTTGTCATCTATTGTTTTTTTGTAAGATATTATTTTTTCTTCACCCAATGATGCGGTAATCCAGTTTATAATTTGTTCCTTACTGATATCTTTATACAGTATAAACGAATCAGGATCTGGGTGATTCAATATAACTTCTCCAAATACATCTGCGTAGTTGGTGCCGTCGGTGCCACTAAATCTCCAATGTATTGATTGGACCACATTTTCCAAACCATTGGCGTTGGGAACACAATCTAATTTTGAAATAATCCAATTATAATTATCAGTCATGTTATTACTTTGTATTCTTGGGTTTTTTATGATGTTTTTTCATATTGATAGCAATGGCAGCTTGTTGTGCTGGATTGGCTGCTTCTCTTAATGCTTGTAGCACATCGTATAATTGCTCAACACTCTCACAATGCCACTTACGTAGACTTTTATTAATTCGACTATTTGGATCTCTTTTAGTCTTTGCCCCAGTGCGATGCTTTTTCATGCCCTTCATTCTAGCACAAAAACTTGCTCGGCGCTTACTGGCCTTGCTGCCTTTCTTTAACTTACTGGGTTTGGTGGTCACAGCAGTTTGTAATTTTGATCCAGGATGTTCGCGACGATAGCTGGCCACGCCTTTTTTGTTTAAACCGCCATTTTTATTTTTACCTGATGATTTTTGCCAAGCGGCTGTTTCGCTTATGAATTCTGATGCTCTCATTTTTTCTTGGCTCTCCCTGCTTTCATATTGGCCAACCAATGTGCCATGCGTTGCTTTTCACCCGTGCTATGTTTGGCTGTTTTGCGTAGGCTACTAACACTGGCTTTTGTATTTACCCCACTGCGTTTGGCCAATCCTTTACGTCCAGGATTTTTACCATCGGCAAAATTCTCTGCTACATCCTGCTGACCTTCCACAGTCAGCCTGTCTAATGCTATTGGATTTAATACAACATTCGGTTTCAAGCCTTTGGTGTTAGCATAGGCCACATACACTTGATCTGTGGGTTCTATAACAAAACTCACA